AAGATAAGTATGGTAATCCTACTGTGTTCATCTACATCGACACGATCAAGCACGAAGATTCTCTTCTCGAACTGTTGATGGAATCTCCTGAGTGGGCAAGTATTCGTTTAAGTATTTGTGATAGCAACTACAACACGATGGACGAAAACTATATGACCACTGAGGAGATTAAGGAGGAAGTTGAGCAACATCGTAATAAGGGTTTGATGGACTTATTCTATATGGAGCGGATGAATATTCCTATCTCTATTGAAGATGCAGTTTTCAAGGAGGAATATTTTAGGTACTTTGAAGATCAGGGTGATAATCTTGTTATTTATAAGGTTGACGAAAAGGGAAATTCGGTTAAGGAGGAGGTTCCTACTTCTCGTCTTCTTCACGTTGTGATTTGCGATCCTGCGAAAACTGTTCAGCTTCACTCTGCCGAAAGTGCAGTTGTAACTATTGCAGTTGATCGAGAGAGCCATAAGATTTTCGTGAGGGAGATCTTTAATGAGAAAGTTCGACCAGACGCTTTATATGATGCTATGTTTGACCAAGTCTTGCAATTCAATGCAAGGATTCTTGGTGTTGAAGTTACATCGCTTCACCAATTCATTAGTCAGCCCATTGAGAATGAAATGCGAGTTCGTGGGATTTATCCTACTTACCTCGAGCTGAATGCTGTAGGAAAGAAACCAGATCGTGTTGCCACGCTTTCACCACTTTATAAGCTTGGTTACATATATCACAATAAGAATAATTGTGGTCCTTTGGAAGCCCAACTTCGTTGGTTTCCTCGTTCTAAGTACTGGGACGTGATGGACGCAACTGCTTACATAACTAAAATAATGGACGAGCTGGCTTACTATTTTGATCCTGAGGATTTTGGTGAAGATGCAGAGGCAGAGTATGATGAGCTTGTTTATGAAGAACCAGTCGATAATTGGAGAGCAGTCTAATGGCTGAGAAGAAAATTTACATAGGTTCTGTAGGACCTTTCTTGTTTGACGATGATAGTCTTATTGATGATGAAGATGGGGATTTTGCAGGAGTTTATCAAAAGGCTTTAGTTTCTGATAAGCAAATGGTGATTACAGAGACTCCTTCTGCAGATGAGCATGTCCTTCGTTTGCAAGATATGGCAGGAAGGGTTCTTGCTCCTGTTGCAGTAAGTGACATAGATGATCCTTCAACAGAGCTTGGTGCTTTATCTGGTGCTGCAGGTGTGCTTGTTGTAGTTTATCAAGTAGGTGCTGATGAAGACGAAAGTACTCTTTATTCTTGGGATAGCGCTGTTAGTACTGGCGTTGATGTTCCTTTTGTTGTAGCAGGTTCAAGTGGATTTTGGATAGCTAGGGCAGGAAAATATAATAATGATCAAGATATTCAAGATACAGATGTAGAGATTTATGGAACTTCTTATACAGCTCGAGATGGGTTTGACGCAGCACTCAGAAATGGAATTGGTTCGGGACTTACTGTTACTGATGAAGGTGGACTTAACGTTAGCTGGACTGAAGGAATAGCTTTTGTTGACGGTTCTGTGTTTAGTGTAAATGCTGCTGGGGCGACTGGTCTAACAAATAATGCAACTAATTATCTTTATGTCTTGAAGAATAACTCTACGCTTCAAATTTCAACTACTGAGCCTGATGAAGATGTTGTTGGAGAGTTTGCGTTAGTAGCAAAGTACAATACTTATGATGGAGATATAATTCATTCTTGTACTTTCCCTCTTATGTCTGGAGGATTGAGGTTTATAATTTGGTACTTTCTTCAGAAAATAGCTCCAGCGGCGGTTGTCTCTGGATGTGCTTGTTCCATAGATACAGATGCTACAAATTCTAATGATTTTAAGATAGGAACTGGGGAGTATTTTCTAAATCCCTTCTGTAGTAAAAAGATAGAAACTATCATTTACTCAGCAGGTTCCGGGCATGGAGCGAATAATGTCCAAGCTCATTTTCATACAGCAAGTGCTTGGGATACAGCATTAGAGAATGGAGTAAACTTTGGCTATTGGGATAATGGAGTTCAGAAAACAGCAGTTACTGGGAATAAGTGGTATTGTGGCTGGGTGTATGTTTTAGGTACTGATACGATTCTATACGTCTATCCTCAAACAGAACATGCTAAGGAAGCAGATGCTCAAGAGGAGGAAATAGTTTATCCGCCTTATCATCAGGGTTATGTTCTTCCAGTAGCAAGGTTTGTGTTTAGAGGAAGTGCCACCGCCTTTGCTTATAATGCTTATTTCGCAGACATCAGACCTTTCTTGGGAGCAGTAGGTAATGGAGCTTCAATTCAGAATATCTACCAAACTGTCACCGGAGACACCGGTTCAACTACGGCAACTGAAAGTGATGATTCGCTGGCGATTGAAGGAGGGACTGGAATAGAGACAGAAGTAACAGCGGATAAAATAACAATTAGTGCGACTGGTGGTGGCGGTGGAGTAGCTTTCGCAACCGCTGCTACTTTAGGAACTTTATAGGAGAATAATATGCTATGCCTTAATTCGACAGGTGTAATAGAGGGCGGGGCCTCAGTTGATGCTGTTGTAGACTACCATCTCAGCGGGCTTGTAGGAACTACATTCACACAACTTGCAGCCGGAACATTAAGTGATACCTTGACAGCGGCTTTATACACTGCTGGTGCTGCGGTTTCAATCGTCAACATTACTTTGGTTAATACCCATAGTGCAGCGGTGAATGTGACGCTGAGACTTGACCCTGCGAATGGAGGGAATCCTCGTTATATTATCCCTGAAACTATTTCTCTTGGAGCAGGATATTCGCTTCATACGGACGGAACTAAAATTGTAGTAATGGATGCGAGTGGAAGGATATTGAAGGGCTATGCCAATCATGCAGATGAACATAAGGTTGGTGGAGTTGATGATTTACTGACCTCCCCCACCCTCGTAACCCCTGCCCTCGGCACGCCTGCTTCAGGTGTGTTGACAAATTGTACGGGATTACCCACATCAGGTTTATCAACTCAAGCTTTTGCGGCAGGTATTGGTATAGGTGGAGCATCTGCGCAAACAGGAGGTGTCGCCTTCCCAGCCACAGCCGTACCAAGTGCTGACCCTAATACGTTGGATGATTATGAGGAGGGGACATGGACGCCGGTTCTTATAGGCAACACCACACCCGGAAATCCCACCTATAACTATCAGTATGGGGAATACGAAAAGATAGGCAGGCAGGTTACTATCCGTGAGAGAGTGTTTCTTGCTGCAAAAGGAACAATAGCGGGCAATGTCCGGATTACAGGTTTACCATTTACATCGAGTTCGGCTGTCAGTGCCAAAATGTCATCAATTCATTTTGGTTATGTTACCAGTCTTACTATCTCAGCCGGTGAAAGTTTAGCAGGTTATATACCTCAAAATGTAGATTACATTAATGTACAAATTTGGAACGCAACTGCTGGAACAACTGCGCTTGTGGATACCGAAATAACTGATGAAACATCATTTGCTTGTGCAGGAAGCTATAGGATATAAGGAGGCTCAAAATGAATAAAAATATGAAATACCATCACTCAATAACTGAAAACGGCAATCTTCAATTAAGAATAATCACCGAATATCAGGATGAAGAAGGTAAGGTCTTAGATAAGAAATACTCAGACCCCGTAACCCCTGCCGACACAAAAGACATGACAGGCTGGGATGATAAGTCTAAGGATATTGTTGAGGCGATAACTGACCCGGATGTGAGAGCAGAATTTGAGTCACACCAACAACCTATTGGAACTGAAAGCTTTCAATCATTGACAACCTATGACAGAGTAATTGATGATTTCGGCAGAATATCAGTCAGGCAAATAAACAGAATCTTTGATAACGGTGAAGAGGTAAGTAAAAAATATCACCGAAGCTGGATAATGCCGGGGGATGACACTTCAAAAGCGGATGTGATAAGTAAGGCTGTTGCAGATAAACTGCATACTCAGGAAGTTATAGACGCATTTAAGGCGAAGATGGCAGAGTTAGAAATGGAACTGAATATCAAAGAAAAGTAGCGGAGCAGAAAAATGACAACTGAAATTGAACTGGCAGAAATAAGAAAAGACCTCAAATACATTAGGGAAACTGTGTGTGAGATTAAGACCTCAGTTTACGGTAACGGCTCAAAAGGGTTAAAGGCAAGGATGATTGAAGTCGAGATCAAGTATTGGATCATCTTGGTTTTGCTCGTTCCGGTTGAGATTTGGATAATTAGGGGAATACTAAATTGACTATGGGGGATTTTTCCCCAAAGAGGAAATGAAATGCCTAATATAGTAGTAGGAAATCCAGAAAATGTTTATGCAGATTCTACAATATTAGATAAGGATCTAGGTTACGATTATCCTTATGGTCTCGACTTAAGGCCTGGTTCTAAGATCCATGATAAGATCAAGGCTGAGGTGATGACGAGGGCAAGAGAGAGTCATGCTCTTATTTCTAATCGAGTAGATTCGTGGAATCAGGTAGAGCGTGTAATGACAGCTTATGTTGATCTTTCTGAGAAAGAAGAAGACATTAAAAATAGTGATTCAAGAAAGCCTGTCTCAATAGTGTTTCCTTATACTTATGTCATTTTAGAGACAGTTCTTACTTATTTGATTACTGTGTTTCTCAATGATCCTATCTTTCGTTATAAAGGAAGCTCACCCGAAGATACTATCGGAACTATTATGCTTGAAAAGGTAGTTCAAAATCAAAGCAATTTCTTCAAAGTTGACTTGGCTCTTTATACATTTTTGCGTGACTCGTTAGTTTATGGAATTGGTGCTTGTGCCCCTGTGTGGAAAAAGAGAATGGGCATGAAGATCAGAGAAAGAAAGAGCGGATTGCTTGATTTCTTTAGAGGTCACGGAGAAAGGGTTTACGAAGAAGGAATTATCTATGAGGGTAACAAGCTCGAGAACATTGATCCTTATCTTTACTTACCTGATCCACGAGTTCCCTCACAAAAGATTCAAGAGGGTGAGTATGTAGGATGGATAGATAAAACCTCGAGAATGGCTTTACTTCGAGAGGAAAAGAATTCTGATGATATGTTTAATGCTAAGTACTTGAAAGCCATTATGATGAAGAGAAGTTCTATCTTTACGGCAGGTGAATCAGACAGAAATAAGAAAACTGGTATAAGTGACTATGCTTCTTATGACACAAGAATTCATAATCCCGTGGATGTCATCTATATGTATGTTGATCTTATTCCAAAGGAATGGGAACTTGGGACGAGTGAGTATCCTGAAAAGTGGTTGTTTGGATTAGGGAATGATGGAATAGTTCTCAAGGCTAAGAAGCTTGGCCTAGCTCATGGGATGTATCCTATCGCAGTTGCATCTCCTGATTTTGATGGTTATTCAGTTCTTCCGCTGGCAAGAAGTGAGATGCTTTATGGAATGCAAACTGTTTTGGATTGGCTCTTTAACTGCTATGATGATCAAACAGAAGTTTTAACAGATACTGGATGGAAGCTTATTAAAGACGCTCAGATAGATAATAATAAGGTAGCGACAGTAGATCCTGAGTTATTAACTCTTACTTTTGAATATCCTAAAGAGTGGTTTGAGTATGATTATGAAGGGTATATGATGAACTTTAAGTCGTCTAATATTGATGTATGTGTTACTCCTAATCATAATATGTTTGTTAAAAGAAGATATGAGAGATCGGGAGTGTTTGACGAGTGGCAATTTAAACCAGCCGCTTTTTTAGGGGATACTGAATATAAGACTATTGGTAATGTTAATTGGAAAGGTAGTCAAGGTCAATCTGTTATTTTAGAAGGAGTAGCTCCTCTTAGAAATAGAGGAAAAAGACAAAGATACAAAGACGTAGAGATTCAATCTGATCTACTAGCTGGTTTTTTAGGATGGTTTTTAAGTGAAGGCTCAATAAGTCATGGGAAATCTTCTGGTAGCTATGCAGTAGCTATAAAACAATCGAAAGGAGAAAACTATAAAGACCTTGATGCTATCTTTGATTCTATGCCTTTTCATGTTAATAGAACTTATGACCTGAACAAATTTTCCTGTCAATGGACTATCACTGATAGACGTTTATACGACTGGCTGGAGAAAAACTGTTATGAGGGTGGTACAACAGGAGAATTTAAAAAAGTTCCTGGCTTTGTGAGAGACTGGGATGAATTTACTCTTAAGTTACTTTTTGATAGAGCTATGGCAGGCGATGGACATTGGATAGCTGGACATTCTAATCTTGGTCAGTATGGTTCTAAGAGTAAACAGTTAGTAGATGATATGCAAGAAATAGCAATAAAATTAGGCTATTTCTCGCACATCCATGAAGGTAAAACACCTCTTGGAGATTCTTTTTATTCTCTAAATATTAATACTAGAAGTGTTTATCCTACGATTGCACCAAGAAATTGTTTTAAATCTAAATATAAGGGAAAGATCTATAGCTTTGAAAATTCTACGCATTTGACGGTGACACGTCGAGGAGGGAAAATAGCTGTTTGTGGGCAGTCTCATATAGCAAATGTCCGAAAGTCTATCAATGATATGCTAGTAGTTGATCCTTATCTTGTGAACATCGCAGACTTGAAAGATCCTGAGCCTGGAAAGCTGATAAGAATGAGACGTCCTGCTTGGGGAAAAGGAGTCAAAGACGCGGTACAGCAACTGATGGTCAACGATATCACAAGAGGAAACATTGGTGACTCTGCTATGATTGTTCAGTGGATGCAGAAGATAGGTGCGGCTGATGAGAGCATGATGGGAGCCTTGCGTCAGGGAGGTCCTGAACGTCTCACGGGTCAGGAATTTCAGGGGACAAGGGCAGGAGCTGTGGGAAGGTTGGAAAAGGTTGCAAAGGTTATAGGCTCGCAGGGAATGCGTGACATAGCTTATATGTTTGCCTCTCACAATCAACAGCTGATGTCGCAAGAAACTTACATTGATGTGGTAGGAACGTGGCAAAGTGAGTTGTCTGCTGTTTTTGGAGATGTTTCTAAGTTAAAGGTTACTCCTTGGGACTTACTAATCAACTATGACGTGGTTGTTCAGGATGGGAGTACTCCAGGAAATTCGGATGCTAAGTCTTGGATTAGACTCTATGATGTTCTTTCCAAGAATCCTGAGTTAAGTAAGCAGTTTGATATGGTTAGAATTTTCGAACATATAGCTACTGAAATGGGAGCGAAGAATGTTCAAAACTTTAGAATCAATCCCAAAGTTGTTCCTGACGAAGTTGCCATGCGGGAGCGAGAGAAGGGAAATATAGTTCCTATGGAAATGGGAGGAATGGGAGGTAGGATGTGACCTACAAGAGTAGTCCTAGGATGTTCGAAGAGTTTTTAAAATCTTCTCTTTGGGCAGATATAGATCATGAGTTAGACTTATGGCTGGAAGATATTCGACAAGCTTTGGAAAGTGCTGATGAGCATACTGCTCTTCTAAGACTTCAAGGAAGTGCGGAGTTTGTGAGGAAAGTGAAAAATCTTCCTGCGAACGTGCTAGAAAATATAAAAGAAGATATAGAAAGAGAAAGTAAGGAGGAAAAGTAAATGGTTTATGATTTAAGTAAAGAAATTGATGAGATGATTGGGGTGGCAGTTGAAACCCCTGTTGAGACTCCACCTGTTGAAGAACCTCCGGTGGGGACACAAACTGAGCTTCCATTAGAGGAACCTCCTGTTGAGGAGCCTCCAGAAGTTCCCCCAGAAGAGCCGCCTGTTGGTGAGTCTCCCGTCGAGGAGCCCCCAATAGTTGTGCCAGAAGAGCCTCCCGCCGTGGAAGAGCCTTCAGAAGAAACTAGGGAAGAACTTCTAGATAGAGTCAAGAAGCTTACGGAAAGAGTTGAAGAGCTTACTATTTTAGAGCCTGTTAGTGTTGCTCCTGTTGAGGAGCCTCCTGAGAAACCAGTTGCAGTCGCGCCGGTGGAGACACCTGTCAAACCTGTAGAGGAAGTTGGAAATATTGATTTTCTTGGAGGTGCTACTATTGATGATGTGCTGGATAATAAAGAAGCGCTTAATAAGCTTCTTAATTCCGTTGTAGTGCAAGCATCTGGGACTGCTCAAAGAAAGGCTTATGAGAAGGTTTTACTTTCTATTCCTGATTTAGTTCTTGGACATATTAATAGACAGTCAGTGATTACTAAAATGGTCTCTGATTTCTACGAAGCTAATGATGATCTGATTCCTGTGAAGAAGACTGTTGGTGCTGTTGCTAACACTGTTCACGCTGAGCATCCTGATTGGCAGCTTGAAGAAGTTTTCAAAGAATCTGCGGTTCGTACGAGGGCTGTCTTAGGTCTGAGAAAGAAGGTTGAGAAGAAAGAAATTCCTGCTATAGGTGATCCTGCTTTTGTTAAAACAGGAGGAGGAAAAACTGTGAAGAAAGTAGGGACAGCTCTTCAAGATGAAATAAACGAATTACTAACTAATTAGGAGGTAACTAATTATGACGATTGAGAATAGAGCCGAGGCTTTAGGAGGAATAGGCATCGGGGATTATAGGTCGAGTGGGTCGCTCTCGCAAAGTGGGAAGGTAGTTTTTGCTACTACTACTCTCACTATGGACATAAACGATCAGGTTGTCCGTTGTGACTCGTCTGCTGGTGTTTTTACTGTAACATTGCCGTCGATTAGAGAGGCAGCTGGCAGAATTTATTCTATTATGCTTGTTACTGATGGTGGAAATGTAACTATCGAAGACAAAAGTGGTGATGCTGGTCTTTCTGACATTTCCTTAACAGCAGCTAATGATTATAGCATTCTGTACTCTGATGGCTATGTCTGGCGTACTCTTGTTGAAGTGAGTACATAGGAGGTGATGATTATGAGTTGGAAAGGTGACTTTCTAAAAGCTGGTATCGACTCCGATGGACAGAACTTAGATGTTTTTGGAGGAAAGCTTACAATTGCAGGGATTCCTATAGTCGGAAGTGTTTTTGGTGATGCTTATTTTGTCGATTATAGAAACGGTGATGACGACTACAATGGCAAAACCAGAAACAAAGCCTTCAAAACATTAAGTGCTGCTATTAGTCTTTGTTCCAGTAATAACAACGATGTGATTTTTATAGATGGTGACTCCGAAGTGGTTGAACCTGCTATGGTCGATCTGACCAAAAATAGAGTTCATATCGTAGGATGTAATGGGCCTTTAGGACATTATGGTGCAGGAGCTAGAGTCAGTTGTACTCTTACAGAGGGTGCTACTAATATAGCAACGTTTAAGAACACCGGAGTGAGAAATACCTTTACGGGAATTAAGTTCATAAATAATAACACTGTAGATGAGGGACTTTATTCCGTGGTGGAGGCAGGTGAGTATGCAAGATATTTCGGCTGTGAGATTTATAAGTCGAATGACCTTGATGAAACTGCTGCTGCTGAACTTCTTCACAACGGTGATAGTGCAATGTTCTATAATTGCACACTCGGATCGACCGCTAACATTGTGGCAGATAATAAGATTAGGCCTTGTGTGCTACTTTCTGCTACTATTACGGGTAAGAAGTGTCGTGACAGTTATTTCGAGAATTGCTTACTTCTTCGAAAAGCCGGTGGAACTGAAGCACAGTTTGTCTATGGCGCAAATGCTACTGATGTTGAAAGGATGTTAATGTTTAACGGATGTACGTTCCTTAACAATCCTTTAAGTGCTGCAACTCCTGCTCATGCAGTAGGTTTTGGAGCTGCTCAGACTGAGGGTGTAGTGTTCCTGAAGAATTGTTCTTCTGTAGACTGTACGATTATGGCTGAAGCAAGTGTTGGTATCTATGTCGATGGCGCAGTTCCTACATTTGGTACTACGGGTGTTGCGAAGGCGTCTTAACTTAACAAATTTGGAGGTAATTGAAATATGGCTGCTTTTTTAGGAATGAGAGGAACGGGCGACTGGGCAACTGACCAACGTCCGAAGAATTGGAGAGAGGGTATTCTTCACGAGTATCCCAACGGAATGGCTCCTTTGACTGCTCTTATGAGCAAGATGAAGGAAAGCTCGGTAGATGATCCTGAGTTCTACTGGTGGACTAAAGCATTACCTACGCAGGCTGGAGCTATTACAGCAGGTGAAATTTACACTGATGCAGTTATGAGTTCTGCTTGTGGTGATGCAAGTGCTTCTGGAGCTATTCTTTATGTTAAAGTTACTGAGGCTGTAGCAGAGCAGTTTAGAGCTGGGCATCAGGTTTTGATGAGAGATACTTCTGATTATACAGTTGATGTCAATGCAAAGGTCACGGCTGTGCAGAAGAATGGCGCTAGTTCATGTATTACTGTTAAGCTTCTTGAAGCTGATGATAATAGTACTAGTCATGGAATGAGTGACGTTGATAGGATTCTTATCATCGGTAATCTGAATCCTGAGGGTGCCGCAATGCCGGATGCGATTTCTAGAGATCCTACGAAGATTTACAACTATACGCAGATCTTCAGGTCTCCTCTGGAACTTACTCGAACGGCTAGACTCACGAAGCTTAGGACCGGAGATGCTTATACTGAGGCTAAGAGAGAAGCTCTTGAGATGCATTCTATCGAAATGGAGAAAGCATTTATCTGGGGTATTAGAACTGAGAATGTTGGTTCTAATGGAAAACCGGAACGTACCACGCGTGGGCTGATAGATGTTATCAAGAACTATGCTTCTGGAAACGTTTCAGATTTTTCTCTTGACACAGACTATTCTGGTGATACTTGGTTGGCAAGTGGTGAGGAATGGCTTGATGATAAGTTGAGAGTTATGTTCCGTTATGGTAAGCGTGAGAAGTTGGTCTTCGCAGGTGATGGAGCACTTCTTGCAATTAACCGTCTTGCTAAGTCTTCTGGTCAGTTCCAGCTTACTCCTGCGACCAAATCCTATGGGATTCAGGTCACTGAGTGGCAAACTGCCTTTGGTAAGATTAACATCTTAACTCATCCGTTGTTTAGTTATGAAACCACGAATCAGTATTCCATGGTTATCTTTGAGCCGGAGAACATGAAGTATCGCTACATCACGGATACTACGTTCTACAAGGATCCTGATAAGCAAAATACTGGTTGGACGAGGAAGGATGGAACAAGTGAGGAATTCCTTACTGAGTGTGGTCTGGAATATCACTTTCCTACAGGTTGGGGTTATCTGAATGGAGTTGGAAAGGATAACTCGGTGTAAGTTAACTTAATTAACCTAGCTCTCCACAGGGAGGTGATTGTGCTTCCCTGTGGGGATATTTTCCCCAAAGGAAATGATAATGACTCTTAAAGAAATAAGAGCTTTGTTTGAAACAAGGAGTGGAAGAAGTGATCTTGTCAACACTGATGGATCAGATAACGGGGCAGACTTCTACATCCAATCTGGACAAAGAACTCTAGATCGAATGACGGAGACTAATAAGTCCTGGGCAAGGAGCTTCAAAACTCTTGCAGCTGGAGACTATTACGCAATCTTCAAGGGATGTAGAGCAGTTAAGGAAGTGTGGCTTTCTACTTCAGATGGCAGGACTAGGTTGACCAAGATTTCTCAGTCTGAATTCAGAAAGACTTACAATGAGGATGCTCCTGACGAGATTGATCAAGGAGATTCGCTGGTTTATTGTTTGATTTCCTTGCGTACTTATCCTGATGGCGATGACGTAGTTATTGACTACTTATATGATCACGAGTTAGTGATGGAGGACACTGATGATTTTGAGTATATGGGAATTATCTTCTCTCCGCCTCCTGATGAAGCTGCTCAACTGGAAGTGTTTGGATTGTTCTATTCGACCACGCTTTCGGCAGACGGCGATGAAAGTTATTGGTCAGTTAATCATCCTGAGATTCTTCTAATGGCAGCACTTTATCATTTAGAAGTGAGCTATCGTAATACTGAAGGTGCTAAGGATTGGCTGGGGGCGATGAACCTTGAACTGATGAATCTGGAGAAAGATTGGGTAGAGAATGAAATTGCAGATGTTACGCAGATCGAAGGTTAGATGTCCTATTTGTGGAGGCAAGGTTACTATCAAAACTAATCATGGATGTGCTCGATGTAATGGAAAGCCTTTGATTGGGATGAGTTGTAATAAGTGTAAAAGGAAGAAGTTTTATAGAATGAGTATGGAAGAGTTCTTGAAGGAGGTTTATTGTGAAAAGGGAGTTGACTATTAGAGGAAACACCACTGAGGAAAAGCTGAAGTCTGTTGAGACTATTCTAAGCCGAATGAGTAGGAAGATGTCCAATAAGGTTATCGGAATTCTTCCAGCGTCTCCAGTTTTTGAGTATGCTTATGCTCCTGACTCAGAAGGGGTTGTAATGAGAAGGTTATTTCCTGCCTCTGGGAAGATTACTAAGGTTGGAATATCTTTTGATGACAAAGGAAAGAAGGCTGTTAAGCTGACCTTTAGCGTGGAAAATAGCATTGCCTTGAGATCATTCTCAAGTTCTTTTATGATAAAGAAGATGACTGATGTTCTTACTGTGGACTTCGAGATCAAAGCTGGTGATAAGATCACTGTGCAAGTTGTGCCTGAAGAAGATGAGAAGGTTGGAGGGATTTGGATAGGGTTTATTTACGAGATTTCTCTAAAAGAGTTAAGTCAGAAGGAGTTTATTCTTGAAGAGTTAGAACGAATGGTAGAGGAGGAAGTTAATTATGCCAGTCAAGGTGAAGAAACTCAAGAGCGGAAAGTACCAAGTGAGTCACGGAGGGAAGGTCTCGGCTAAGGCCACAAGTAAGGAGAGAGCAGAGGCACAGGAAATTCTCTTGCGTGCCGTGGCTCATGGATGGAAACCTACAGGAAAACCTGCTAAGAAGAGGAAGAAGAAATGAAAGCTTTTCAATATGTCTTTGAAGAAGGATTGATGAAGGGATTAAGAAGATTTTCCTTCAATCCTCGAAATAATCAGGACTTAGTAGAATGCCATAATGCTATGCCTAGCGAGAATGGACTTAAGCCTCATAAGGTTGTTACTTCCTTAGATGCTGATAGCATTAGTTGGGGAGGCGAAGGAAAGCTTGCGGCTTATAGTCCTACTAGGAATATCACTATTAACATTACTGATTATGTAAGTGAGGCAGATGTAGCTACTGCTGCAGTTTATATTGATGGAGTTTCGAAAGGAAATACTGACGCAAATGGAGAGATTGATATTACTGGTATTGCAGTAGGTACTCATACCCTTAAGGTAACAAAAACTGGTTATGTTGATTCAGACTTGGATGAGTTGCTTAACGACTATCTGGTGGTAACCTAATGGCTGACGGAGATACTAAGAAATTTTTACTCAAGAAAACTGCTGATCCTTATGACGAGTGGGATCCTGAGTTCACTATTAAGAAGAGGCTGAAAAAGACTACAGATCCTTATTCTAGATGGAATCCTGAGTTTACTGTTGAGAAGAAATTGAAGAGGACTGGTAAAGGATTTCCTTATACATTTTCTATCTTAAAAGATGTTGAAGGAACATGCGACGATCCTGATTATTATTTTAGGTGGGCTCCTGTTTATTGCAGTCTTTTGAATACTGATACTATGGATATCTCAGTTGAAGGTGGGATAGGACCTTTTACATGGGAAGTTTCTGAAGATAATTTTGAGCTCGGAAGTGAAAATACGGAGGGTAGAACTAACACAATTAAAATAATTTATCCTTCGAGTATGGGAGACTCTGCTGTTGTAACAGTTACTGATTCTTGTGAGAATTTAGTTACTGGAAATGTTAAGGGTTGTTATCCTATAACAGTAGACCCTGATCTTATTTATCACTTTTATAGTACTGGTAGTCACGATTATGGTCAGTTAGGATTAGGAGCTGAAGTGAGTGAGGACAAACACGTATTTACAGCTGTTGGTTCAAGTACTTGGTTTCAACTAAGTGTTGGTTTTGCACATAGCTTAGCAATAAGTATTGACAACACGCTTTGGGGATGGGGCTATAATCATTATGGTCGTCTTGGTTTAGGAGACACAACAGATAGATGGGAACCCACACTTATATCAAGTGGTTCGTGGAGTTCTATAGCTGCTGGCTCACAACACTCATTAGTAGTCAATAATGCAGGTGAGCTTTGGGCTTGCGGACTTAATACCAGTGGTCAGTTAGGTTTGAATGACGAAGTTAATAGAGATGAACTTACTAAAGTGGATGGCACTTGGGCATATGTGTTTGCAGGAAACGATTTTAGTATTGCTATGAAAGTAGACGGAACTATTTGGAGCTGCGGAGCAAACGATTGGGGACAGTTAGGACATGGAGATACTACTAAAAGAAAAGTTTTTACTCAGATAGGCTCAAGTTTATGGGATTCTATATCAAGTAGAGGTCCTAGTGTTCTGGGCATTCTTAATGATGGAACACTTTGGGGATGGGGTAATAACGACTATTGCGCTCTTGGACTAAGCGGAGGAAATAAAAGTGTTCCTACTTTAATAAACGAAGGTAATTGGAAAGCAGTTTCAGGTGCTCGATCGGGTTTCTCGACTATAGCAATAAAAAGTGATGGAACTTTGTGGGGTTGTGGTTGGAATAGCAAAGGAGAGTTAGGTTTGGGTGATACTACATATAGAAGTAGTCTTACTCAGATAAGTTCAAATACTGATTGGAATAGTGTGGTAGTAGGTGGCTCGAACTCTTTTGCTCTTAAGTCTGATGAATCTCTTTATGCTGCTGGTTATAATTATCGTGGATCTTTAGGTTTGGGAGACACTATTGAGCGACATACTTTTGTTGAAGTTGGAAATTATAATGTTGTAGATACAGGATTATATTTTAGTGTTGCTGGAAAAAACTAAATATGAGAGGAGTTTAACTTGTCTGACGGAGATAAGAAGATATTTAATCTGAAAAGAACTGGTTGCGGATTTCCTTATAGTTTTCCTATTATTCAGGATTATTTTGGTTCTTGTGACAATCCTGCTTATTACTTTAGATGGAAGCCTGTGCTTGAATCTTTTTCTTATAATGATAGTAAAACGATTGTTGTAGAGGGTGGAGTAGGTGACTTTAGTTGGTCATTATATCCTGAAGATAGTGTGTTTAGTTTAGATAATGCCACTACGTCTGAAAGAACTAATACTGTTAGAACAGATTTCTCAGCTGATATAGGAGACAGCGTTGTTGTTACGGTCGAAGATTCCTGTGGAAACAGTGTTTCAGGAATATTAAAGGTATGTAGTTGCATTAGTGATGCTGATAAAGGATATGTTCAGCAAGAGGATTTTCTTGGTGTTGCAAGGAGTGCTGCTGTTGCGGCAAGTGTTGAAACTTCAATATATGTTGGTCTGGGTGGAGGGCCTGCAGAGTACTTAAAGGATTGGTGGCAATATAATTTAGTTACAGATGGCTGGACTCAAAAAGCAGACTTTGGAGGAGGGATTAGATATGGTGCTCTTGCAGTAGCTTGTGGAACAAAAATTTATGCTGGCTTTGGATCTGACCACGCACATTCCAGATACGGTGATTGGTGGAAGTATGACACTGAAACGGATATTTGGACACAGAAAGCAAGTACTATTGCCAGGACTAATCTTGTTGGTGCTACGTACGGAACAAAAATTTACGTAGGAATGGGAGGTGAAGGTACTGCTATTAGCGATTGGTGGGAGTATGATACTGAGACAGATACTTGGACACAGAAAGCAATTTTTGATGATGGTTTAGGACGTCAAAGATCTGGAGCAGTTTGTGCTAGACTTGGGGCGTATATATATGTAGGATTGGGGCATACAATATACGCAGGATATCAATATCTAAAAGATTGGTGGAGATACGACCCTGGAAATGATACTTGGCTTCAGAGGGCTAACTGCGTAATTGACTCAGGACTTTATGTCGCTATTGCAGTCGCACTGAACGAAAAGATTTATATAGGGACTGGAATGACAGACGGCGGAGATCAATCCAGTTCCAAAGATTGGATGAGATCTTATGATCCGGATACGAATACGTGGGCTGAAGAAGATGCTTTTTCAGGAGGACCCAGAAATAGTGCTGTGGCTGCGAGTGCAGGAGGTGCGATTTTTATGGGGACTGGATATTATACTTCAAGACTTAATGATTGGTGGAGATATATTGCTTAAGGGAGTAAAAAATGGCTATAAATGGAACAGGCGCGTGGGATACGATAACTTGGCCTTGGCCTCAGGTAAGATTCTTAGAGTATTATACTTTAGGATTTGCTCTTATAGATTCAAACCTGTGGTTATATGAGCTTTATTGCAGCATAAGTGATGTATGGCAAGCTACTGCAATTAAGAATCTTGGAGCTTACACTAACATTGATCAGATAGATGTAGTAGAGTCAGGAAATTTCTACTTGCTTACTGTCTTTGGTAGGCCTAGTGGAACTATCACGATTGACTCTTACATTCGAAATCCAGGAACTGGCACGCCATTGGTTACTCAGCTTCCCTCAAGTTACATTCCTGAGAGCATTGCAGTATGTAACTATAATGGTCAGTTCATTCTTGGTGGGATTCTTCATGGAGATAACACTAAGTTTGGCGACGCAGGATTGAACACAGTTATGTGGAGTCAGATTGGGAGAGTAGAGTTCAGGATAGATAACAGTGTCACTCGTACCGCAGGCTATATGAATATGCCTTGGGGAGAGTGGAAGACTGGCGTGGTTTACAAGGTTAAGAAGTTAGGACAAAAAGTCCTTGTTTACGGAGATGGAGGAAAAGGATTTTTAATCCCTATTAGTCAGCCTGTTAGTGGTTATGGATTCGAGAATGTTTCAGGAGCTGGAATTAGGTCTGGATTTCATATAGATGGAGATGATGATGTACATGGATTTATAGATTCCAACTACGATTTTTGGTTAGTGAGAAGCGATTATCAGTTCAAAAAGCTTGGATATAATGAGTTTATGAAGGATCTTATTACTAACGGAACAACAAAGGTTTCTTATGAGCCTCAAGGTAAAAGGTTCTACATAAGCAACGGAGTTAAAGGTTATGTTCTTACTGAATATGGGCTTTACTCGACGAATCAATTAGTGACTTCGATAGGAAATTATCGTGGCAAAACTCTATGTGGATTCTTCAAAGATTCAGAAGACGCAGAATATCGTCTGGTTTCTGACACCCTTGATTTTGGTATAAGAGGGATGAAAACGGTAGAGACAATGGAAGTAGGAGTTGACTCACCCACGGAGATTTATGGAGCTGTTGATTATCGCTATGATAAGACAGGTAGTTTTACTCGAAGTAGTTGGGTTAGAACTAATAAAGAAGGAGGAGTAGGAATAATCAAGTCAGCTCCAGAGTTTAGGTTGTGTGTGAAGTCTGCTGCTTTTGCCAACGTGAACGTGGACTATATTAACATCATGGTTAAAACAGTAGATAAAAGAATGATAAGAGGAGCTTACAGTCCCAAGACCAAATAACCCTTTGGGGATTTTTTCCCCACAGAGAAAGGATTAACTATGTTACAGCAAATAATGCCAGAACAAATACCAGCTTTTTGGGGACCTATTGAAGAGACATTAAGAAAAGCTCTTCCTGCAATTCCAGGAGAATCAGAAAATAAGTTTAACAATATTCTTACAAAACTTTTAGAGGGAATAATGACTTGCTGGGTAGCATATAAAGTGGTTAACAAGGAGAAGATTTCTAATGCAATAGTTCTTACAATCCCAATTAGTGATGTCCTTACAGAAACGAAAAGTCTTTTGATTTATGCTTTGGCTACTATAAACGAAGAGAAAGGAAGCTTGCAAGATTATCAAGAGGGAATTACAGCTCTCAGAAAGTATGCGAAATTTATTGGTTGTAATAGAGTTATTGCTTATGTAGATGATGAATATCTTATTGATATGATAAAGAAGATAGGAGGAGTAACTAATTATTCTTTTGTCTCATTTTCTTTATAGGAGGAGGTTATGGAACTAGTTAAGCGCTATGATCCTTATATGGATCAAGGATGGATAAACTGCCATTGTAAAGGTGGAGGTGGAGGAAGTAGTGGTAAGGTAGATTATCCAGAATATATGAAGACTGTACATGAGACATGGCTAGGTGAGATGTCTGATTTTATTACTGTTGCTACTACAGGGGCAAGTCCTTTTGCAGCAATGACTGCTTATGATCCTGCTACAAGAATAGCAGCTGCTGATACAGCAGTATGTGCGTTTAATACTGTGGTTGACGCACTTGATCATGATGCAGATTGGGAAGCTGCAGTTGATACGGTGGTAGCAAAGGCGGATGCAGCTGTATTTGATGATACTTATATTGATGCAGATGTAGCGGCATTTGCGGCTTTAGAAGATGATCAAATCACTAATGATATTCTTCCTGCTTTTCAGACTGGGATGAGAGATGTTAATGCAGTTTATTCCTCAGCCTTTGTCATGGGCGAGGCACATATCTATGCGATGAGAGATAGAGATGTTGCCAAGTATACGTCAGAACTTAAGCTTAAGTTGAATCATCAGAGAATTGAGTTTATTAGAACTTCTGTTGACACGTTGATTAGTTCTCTCATGAAACGTGTAGAACTTGAGCAAGCAGTTGCCCATTATACTATTGAATCTAATAGAATTGGAATAATAGCCTTCAAAGAACAGGATGAGCAAGACTTGAACATTGCTGATATAGACGCTCGATGGGATATGGATGTTTATCAGTATGGAGCTAACTTACTTGCTGGAATAGGAGGAGGTTCTGGTGTAGCTGGAGGACAGGCTCAGATGAGCAAGACTCAGTCTGCTCTGTCCGGAGCAGCAGCTGGAGCTGCAATGGGTACTGCTATTAGTCCAGGTTATGGAACTGCTATTGGTGCAGTAGTTGGTGGAGTTTATGGTTATATGAGTGCTTAAAGGAGGTAATGATATGAATGGACAAGGAACAAATTTCTGGGGAGATTTAGGTCAGCGTATGGCTTCTCCTGAAATGGGAGTTATGTACGGGAATGTTGCACAAGGTATGGCTCCTCAAGGAACATGGCAAAGTGCTGTAGGTGGGGCAGGTGCTGGAGCAATCAAGTCTCAAATTGCTTCTAAAGCAGCTACTGAGGAAGCAGAAAAGCAAAGGCTTTATGATGAGGCTTTTATGAAACTTGCTGGAATGGATCATACAGACCAAAAGATGGGAAGAGGAACTAAAACAACTTTTGGGCCTGGTAATAAAGTAGTTCATGAGGGTATGCTAGGTGAGGGAATGGGATCTTTTGGTATGAATCAAGGTGTGGCTAATCCGCAGGAAATGAGGCCTATTGGATCTACTCCAGAGTATGTTCCTGGAGGGTCTCCAGGACCTTCTGGAAATGTAGGAGAAATGCTCGCAAATTTTCCCGCTAGTTCTGCAAGTGGAGGCGTTAATCTTGCAGGGCTGACACCACAGGAAATTAACGCCATCATGGGACAGAGAGCAACAACTGAACAGTTGAACTTGGCTAAGGCAAAAAGTCTTTATGAGATGAATGCTCCGAAGAAAGGCCAAGTTGTAGCTGGTAAGGACTTCCATTGGAGAATCAATCCTTACACTGGTGAAGCAGAGAAGACAGCAATTCCTGCTTATCATGCTCCTACTTATCCTCCTGGATATGCGGCAAGTGTTACACCTAAAACGGTTAAGTGGTGGGATAAGGAAGGAAAGTCTCATACTACTAGCGTAATGCCTAATCAATATAATAGCTTTGCTACTAGTGTGGAAGCAGCTGGAGGTCAGCTTGGTGAGCAGCCAGGGCAAATTACTGAGGAAACGAAATTCAAAGAGGATCGAGCCAAGAGGCATTCTGCTGCTCTAATGACTGTAGGGAAAGGTGATGAGAGTGATGAGGCTAGAATGGCAGTACCTGAATTGAATAGGACTTCGCCAGATAGTTCCACTACTGCTTGGTTCTGGAAAGAGCCTAGCTTTTTCAAGCCTGAATATGACTTGCCCTTTATAGGTAAGCGTAAGGAAGGAGCACAGAAGGTTGAGCTTCCTAAGTACAAAGGTAAGCAACTTAATATGGGTAATGTGAGAAGTCTTATGGATAAGTTTGGAATCTCTGCTAAAGATGTTATAGATAAAATCAACGAGGTAAACAAATGAACGAACAGTTTACAGATGCTCTTGAAGAGGTTCTTGGTGGGAGTAGAGAAAGCAGGAGAGACGAAGGATTTGTAAGTGCTCTTGATGAAGTTCTTGGGGAAAGACCTGTAAGTGCTCCTTCTATTAGACCTCCTGAAGAGGAAGAAGGGGGAGTGACTCCTCCTGGAGAGATTCCTCTTTGGGAGATGTCTAAGTTCGAGAAACTTCCGTCAGTTCTTCCTAAGCCTGCAGGAACGGTTGAGGATGTAGATGTTGAAGGTGGGCTTAGGATGCTTGGAGGATTAGGTCCAATGACTACTCCTGCTCCACCTGAACAAGAGTATGAAGAGCGTCCTCCTGGGATTTATCAAGGGAAACCAGAACCTACTCTTCGAGGAGCTTATGAGAAATCTGTTCAAGCTTTTCTTGATGAGGCAGCAGGTGGAATTCCTAGAGCTATGCCAGGTTACGAAGAAGTAAAGCCTGTAGGTTGGGAACATCTACCTGTTGGTGGAGCTGCTGCAGCTGGACTAATTGTAGGCCTTCCTGGGATGGCAGCTAAACTTGGGACGAGATTTATGTCCAAGATTCCTCAGCTTATATTAAAAGGTCATGAAGGAGTTATAACTAGAACCATTAAAACTATGGCTAAGGAAACTCCTGGTATGTCAGCTCTTGGAACAGTAGCAGCTATTGGCGAGGCATTGAAGCAGGACAATTGGGAAGATGCTACTGATGTTCTTTGGCGTGGTACTAAAGGTGGAACTATGATGGGTCTCACCTTTGCAGGCACGAGAGGAGTTTTTTGGAGACCTCAGAAGGATAGAATCAAACGTCTTGCAGCTGGTATGGCCTTGCTTGATTTTCAACGTGGAGCACAGCCTTTTGATGATAGAGAATTTTGGGAAAAGACTAAGGACTATGCTGTTGATAGTTTCTTCCTTTGGGGAGGGCTTCATAATACGTTTGAAGGATTGGAGAAAGAAGTTGGTAAGAGACTTAAAGAAGAAAAGCTTGACGAGAGACTGAAAAAAGAGATTAAGAAAGAAGAGATAAAGAAAGAAGAAGTCAATAAAGCTAATCCTTATTACACTCTTTCGGATAGAGTAGTTGAAAAAGACGCTGAGCTCAAGCGTCCTGAGGCTGTACAAGAGTGGGAGAGAAGGCAGAAGTTGAAGGAGGAAGAAGCAGAAGGAATTCCTGAGTTCGAGCCTGGCGAACAAGTTGAGAAAGCTCCTAAAGGAAAAGTCTCTAGGAATGGCAAGTACTTAGGCAGTGCGAGGAAGCTAAAACGAAAGCTTGGGAGAGATAGATATTATGCTGTTCTTAAAAGTCTTGGGATTGAGAAGTCTAATCAGGTTATGAAGAAGTCTGAGCAGGCTAAGGTTCTCAAGGCGTTGGAGAAGGGATTGGAAAAACCTAAGGTTGAAATTGAGGAGCCTAAGGTTGAAGAACCTAAAGTTGAAAAGCCAGAAGTGAAGGCTGAAGAGCCTACCGCAGAAGAAATAGCAACAGAACTTCCTGATCAATTAGAGCTTGAGCCTGAGAGGGCTATGGAGCAGGTTGAGGAAGCAAAGAAGAAGGTGGCTGAAGGAAAGGCTTCTAAAATTGTTGAAGGGATAAGAGCAAGGAGAGAGGAGAGGGAGAGGGAGACGAAGGAACTACCGCTGGAGATTGAGGAACCTGCGGAGGAAGTCAAGAAGGGTAGAGCATCTACAGTAGAGGACACAGCAAAACTACAAGATGCTTTTATGAAATTACCTTTTGGACAGAGAGCAACTATTTTAGCAGAGGGGGGAATAGAGCCTTTAGATACATTAGATCAAGCTACTATTGTAGACTCAATGTATGATATAAGGAAAGTATATAAGTCAAATCCTGAAGAAATGAGAAGAGGCATAGAACTAAGTAAGAAACTAGCAGATGAAACTATTACGGACGAAGAGATAACTGAGTTATTTGCCTTGTCTTCAGAGGTGCGTATTCAAGCAGGTAAGTTAGTTATGTATGCTGATAAGCCATATACGTTCTGGGATCTGACTAAAGACGGTGTGATAGTTTCCTCTAAGGGTAAGTTGAGAGAATTCGGTTGGAGTGAGCAAGGTGTTGCGGATGCTAGGAAGGTCGAGAGAGAAGCTGAGGAACCCTTTGGGGAAAAACCCACCATAGAGGAACCCACTCGAACTATTCCTGAAACTCCTGAGGATGTAGATACTACTCGAAGAAACATTGCTAGTCAGGTGCAGAGGTTTCGCAAGGGAGAGGATCTGGATATAGATGAAATTGAGGCTAGCGCAGAGCTTCTTAACGTGAGTAGGAATGAAGGAGACTTTGATGAGCCTTGGGAGTACGAACAATTCAAGGAGCTTAATGAAACAGTTCTTGACTTGATTCGCAAAGTCAGAGAAGAGAAGGGACTCGTTCGTGAAGAAGCTGAGCAAAAGATGAGAGATAGAGTCCTTGAGGAGACAGAAGATCTTCTTGAGGCAGAGAGCTTGGAGGATCTTAGGGAGACTAGAATTAAGAAAGGTTATGAAGAAGAAGCTGAAGATTGGGAGCGTAGGCTTGCAGAAGAAGGGATGCCTGAAGAGCTTACGTTTGATATGTTAGGTCAGCAACAAATTTATGAAAAAGCTCTTGACATTTACAAGAAAGCTCCATCGCTTGAAAATCTTAAGAAAATTTCTCGTGGAATTATGCTTGAAGGAAAGGTCAAGTATGTTGAGTTCCGAAGGAGGATGAAAGAAATAACTGGTGATCTTTGGGAGTCAGTCAAAGGGTTTGTGAAAGATGCTTGGAATGCAGCTAAAGAGTGGAATGAGAAGGTTGGAAAGAGAGGAAGGGTTGTCCTAACGAGAGGAACTCCTAATAAACGTTTAGCCAGAATAATGAGAAATGAAGATATTTCAGCTAAAGAAGCTTTAAGTGAGAAACAAAATCTTAAAGATCAACTATTGAAAGGTGTTAAGTCTGGAGAGTTTGAAGGAGCAGTCAGATTTGGTAATGTAAGCGAGTTAAAAACTATTGCTAAAACAGGAAGATTAGCTATTAGTGATGAGTATGGAGTGGTTCATGCTCAGCCTATTTTGGGAAGAGAAGATACAACCTTTGCAGCTTATGGTTCATACAGTAAGCATAATATAGCTATGGTTATTCCCGAAGAGTTTGTGCGAGTTGATCCTGAGGCTAAAACTAAAGAAGTATTAATAGATCCTAAGACTCCTGTAGAAAGAATTACCTTTCTTGTCGGACAAGAAGATGTGCCTGTTAAGTTCGATGACTTAATAGGGGCAGAAAGAAAGGATGTTTCAGATACTACTGTTGACTTCCTCGGTATGCAGCAACTATTCGAGGCGATCGCAGATAGAGTATCTTCGGAAAGAGCGGAACGTAAAGCACTAACTAAACAGGCCATCAAACGTAGAGAGAAGAAAGCTCCTAGAGCGACAGAGGTGGATATAAATGATATAAGAGGATTAGGAAGAATTAGGGATCTTGATGACAAAGAGACACTGAAAGTAGTAAGAAATATCTTTGGTTATAAGAAAGGCTTTGAAGATTTGTCGACGGAGGAGGCTGACTTAGTTAAGCTCAAGCTCATTCAGATGGAGCCTAAGGAGCCGATGGAGAATGAGAAAATAGTTTATGATAATCCTGATATTAAGGACTCTACAAAGAAAGCTCTCAAGCGTGCCGTTAAAGTTTATGATGTAGATGATGTAGAATTGGGTGATTATCTAGACCTCTGTACCAAGGGTGATAAGCTTACTAATGAAGACGCTAACCTGGCTGTCTCACTTATTAGAGCAGTTAATGAAATAAGACCTGATCAAGGAAGAGTTATATGGGCTTATCTTGCTCCCGCCAAGCGATTGTTTGGTGAAAAGTTTATGGAGCCTATGAGAAGAGCAGAGGTTCAAAGGTTAGATGTTCTTATTCCTGGAAACAAGAAGATAATCAGTCTGTTTCATGGGCTTAATACAAATAGTAGGGAAGCTGTTTCGAAACTTCTTGAAGGAGATTTAGCGAGAGAGGATCTGAGTCCTCAAGAGCTTGCGGCAGCAGATGGAATGAAAGAGCTCTATAGACAGTGGTGGGAAGACTTTGGGATTGAGGGTTATATTGAAGAGTACAGTCCTAACCTTCCTAAGTTCAGAAAGCAAGAGGACTTAATTAACTGGGCTTTTTCCAGAAGGGGACTGAAAGAGTTTGACTTCTGGGCTGAGCATGAGAGAACTGGTGAACTGGATGCTAAGGAACTGGACGGAAGAAAGTTAGCCCAGGCTTATTTGAGAGCTGGATTAGCCAAGAAGTTTTATAGCAAGGCTTTGGAAGAAGCTAAGCCTATTATTGAAGCGATGAGTCCTGAGCGTGCGACTCTTGCTAAGAAGTGGATTGACACTGTCATTAAAAAGAGACCTACTGCTGATGAGATTGTGGCTAATAGATTTATTAAAGGGCTGATGAAAAAAGCTGGAGTGAAAGTGGATGAAAACGCCAGGTATTATCGTCAACTTGTTAGCTCAGTCCTTGATCTGAACTACTCAGCTTATATGGGTATGAGACCTAAACTAGCACTCAGAAACTTGACTCAGCAATTCTTAATTATGAATGAGTTTGGTTATGGAAACTATTTGAGAGGGAGAATAGGAAAAGGTAGAGATGATGTCAAAGCTGCTCTTGAAAACTCTGATGTTTATAAGCTTCGTAAGAAGCAGTACTTGGTTGTGGAAGATGAGATCAATAGAATAAGTGACCTTCCTGCTGACCTCCGTCAGAAGATGATGTGGTTTTATCGCAAAGCTGATATAGATAATGTAGAAGTTGCATTTGCTACAGGTTATTTGAATGCCAAGAAAGCTCGTCCTAACCTGCCCGAGTCCTATGCAATTAGAGCTGGTGAGAAAGCTATCCATAATACTCAGTGGGGTTACGGAATGGATCTTCCTTACTTGTTCAAGACTCCTACTGGAAAGTTCGTTGGACAGTATATGTCCTGGCCTATTTGGTACGGAGATCATATGATAAGGATGATTAAGGAAAGACACGGAGCTAAGGCTGCAAGGACAGCTGCTCAAATGGTTATCATAGGATTGTTGCTTGAGAACTTTGACATAGATTACACTAGGACAGTTCTCCTTGGAGTCATGCCTGAGTCATTAGGTTTTGGAGCTCAGAGCGTTATTAACATTGTGAAACTTATTAAGTCATTAGGAACCTTTGACTCAGGAAAAATGGAGCAAGCTGGAAAGAAAGTTTGGAAAGATGTTATTTTAGGCCTTGCCCCTGGTTATCTTGCAGCTAAGGACATTAAGAAGTTTGCAGAAGGAAGTCCAGAAGAACTGTTCCTCTATATGAGGAAGAGAAAGAAAAGTAAGGGAGGAGGACTAGGAACATTAGGCTCGATGGGAAAGCTTGGAAGTCTTTAGAAGAAACTCTTCTGAGTGTTTCTGCTTGAAATAGATCTTTCCCACGCCTCCACACTCGAAGCATCTTCTACTTCCATAGCCAATCAAACTAATCTTCCCTGTACCTCTACAATGCTTACAGGGAAGACTAGTTATCCATTCCATCTTTGGTGATTTATTCCCCATAGATTAATTTCTTCCTTCTTTCCAAGCCTTTCCTTTTTTCATTCTCCATTTACTTGCTTGTCGTGTTGTGGCAGGTAAGTTTATTTTAGAGCAAGCTTCTTTAAATTTTTGGTCTTTTTCTGCATATTCTTTATTTGTCATTTCCCTTCTCCCTTCTGCCAGATCAATGCCTCAGCAACTGCAATCTTGGGATCACTATTATAAAAGTAATCCCATTGTATAATGCCCTTTTTCATAAATCCTGGACAGATAAAAACTATTCCCTTATAGGAATCTTTTTTAAGTGTATAATCTCCCTCCACCATATCAAGAAGTCCCTCAAGAGGTTTCCCCCATCCCTTAATCCCTGCTTTCCTCAGTTTCTTTGACCATTCAAGGTCGAGCGATAAGTTCATTTTCCTTCCTCCTTCTACAATTCTAAGTCACTAACAAAACTTGAGTCTTTTTGACAAACTATCATTGTTTGCCCTTCTTCAAATACTACTCTTATAAAGTTCATTGCTTCAAGAGACTCAATAATTCTTTGGAGCATAATCTTATCCACGTCACGATAGAACCTACCCATTAAGTGAGCAAACGTGCATCGCTTTTGAATCCCTATCTCCGTCATTACTCTATTAACAGTGTCAGCAGAACTAGATTTTCCAACTCCACTAAACGTGTAAGGCATTTTTATCTCAGTCTCCTCCAACAATCTTATTGCTTTTTCCAAATCTTGTTTTTCAATTAGTAGCTTATTTGAGCGTGAGGCACTTAGAATAATACTCAGCTTCATTGCATGAGTAGGTCTACGCTCAAAGTATCCTGCAAATCTATCATCTTGAAAAGGAGGACTATCTTCCTGACTTGTGTACCAAGCTATCCATAGATCAAGGAATTCAGGAGTGACTTGAAACTCTCCTTGAAGCATTTGAATCTGCTCGAGGTCCATCAAGAGTTCCTTCCTTAAGTTTATTTCCTCTTCAGTAAGAAAAGGAACAGGTGCTATCTTGCCCTTCTTCTGCTCATAGATAAAGATCATTCTACTTGTGAGTCCGCCACCTATCGCATCTAAAGGAAGAGAAGTTTGGATTAGATCAGGAGTTGTAGCTCCAAAAAGATTAATCCAAATCCCTATGATATCATCCGTGCCCATACTCTTTGTTCGATAAGTCCAGCGTTTCCTACAATCATACCAGTCAGTTAGGTCACTCATTAACTGACGATTTTGATAACCAAGAAACACAGTAAGCTCCTGACTGTAAATAGTTAATGAAGCATGGAACTCGGTTCTTCCATCTGGATAAATAATAGTATCATTAGAATTCTTTATCTCCCTTATCAAGGATTCTCTAGTTGTTGCTTCAGCTGCTAATTTTATGTCTAGGTCTTCTAGGAAATCCATTCCAGGACCCATTGCAGTTCCTTTTCTTGCTTTGCCAGACGGTGCCACAAGAACTACATAAAGATTAGGGTAAAATGTAAGTGTTCCCCACGGAAGAGAACACTTACGTTGCAAGGCAGAGGCAATCACACTTAGTGCTGTCCACACTTTGAAAAGTCGAGGAGGCTCCGAATTCTTTGTGTAGTCCAAGTAACTCTCTAGCCAGTCTTCCGTATGTCGTTCTAACATTTTTACTCCTCATCTTCCTTACCTTCCACTAAATAGCATTTTCATCAAGCTTGTGATCTCCGCACCAGTCGGTTAGGAAGACAACAGGGTAACCATTCATAGTAGGAGCATGTCTTCTACATCTTCCTACAGTGGTTGGTAATGGTGATATAGGAGAAGTCTTTTTAACGAACCATATACATGTTCTACATATCATATTTCTACTTCTATGTTCCCAAGGATCTTTCACAAAGTAACCTTTTGGATCTGAATCTGATTCTGGCCTCGAAATTGGCGCATCGAGTTCTTCTATTTTCCTAATTTTTTCATTCTCCATCTTCATTCTCCTTTATTTTATTGTATCCTTCTTCTAATCTCAACGCAAGTAGTTGAGAAGACTCAGGAAACTTATTGTGTTTGAATTCTATTCCTTCTTCTTTATAAAGATTAAATCCCATTACTAAGTCAACAGGAATTACAAACTCTACCTCACCCCATTTCAAAGAAGTCTCAAGGGATTCCTTAATCCTCATTAACATATCAGCATGCTCAGACCAGGGGATGCTAAGAGGTATTTGAAAACCTATTGAGTCATGCACTTGAATGAGAAGCTCCAAGGGCTCGAACCATTGCTGGTTTTGATAGATAAATGCCAAGCCTTGTTCGTCAATCTTATCTGCAATTGTAGACTGAGGAATTTGAGCATAAGCATCACGAAACAAATCATCTCCCCATTGCTGAAGAAAGAGTCTCTTACGACCAAAAAGGTTTGTGAGAGTTCTATCTTTTGCAAGCTGAGTTTTAACCATCTGATGAAAACTTCCTCTAACCTCAGGATAAATAGAATGATAACGATCAAGAAGCCACTTACTTTCATTCTCCATTATCTCAACTTGGAGAGCGAACTTCTTATATCCAAGATCGTAGTTAAAAGAGTGATTAGTTTTCTTTCCCCAAAATCTTTCTGAATGAGTACCATCACCAAGGGATGAGCTTCCATCTTCATCCGAGATTTCGTTGGGACTCTTGCCAAAAATTAAAGAAGCAGTTAAAGTATGAACATCTGCTTCCTCTTCAAAGGCCTTTATCATGCGAGCTACCTTGCCTATATAAGCTACTATTCTATTCTCACCTTGAGACAGATCAAAAGAATAATAAATGTATCCTTCATCAGCAAGCAGATATTTTAACAACTTATGAGGCCAGTTTTGCATATTCATTCCTGTACCAAAGATATTCTCGCTTGAAGAAAGTCTACCTGTCTTTGTTCCAACAGGGTTATAAGAACAGCGAATTCTCTTATCAGAATCTACTTTGTCTAGATTCATATAAGCAGAGGAAAGCTTACGCAAGGTTCTTATCTTTCCCACAATCGAGGCTTCCTTAACTCCCTTTCTACTAAGTCGCTTTAAGGCAGTTTCATCTGTTGTGATAGCTCCTTTTTTTCTGTAAGCCTTATGTCCAAGCTTCTCATAGAAATACCATTTGAGCTGATTAGGAGAGTTTGCATTAAGCTCCATTCCTGCAAGAGAGTTCAGCTCCTTTTGGAAACCTGTAAGCTGACTTTCCATTTCCATTTTAGCACCAAGCATACCACTAGTGTTTACTCTTATTCCTCTATTCATCATATAAACAAGAGGTTCGACTATGCTTACTTGGCGTTCATAGGTAGGCAAATTGTCTTGATGTTTTAGATGTTTCAGCTGTTCAGGAAATGAAGCTGCACAAGATATACTATCCATTCCATTATAGTGCCAAAGAGTTTCCCACGCACCACCTACTTTGAACCATCTTTTTCCATCAGCTTTGTAATAAGGAATGTCAGTGTGAGTGGAGACTATGAAGTCTAAGCCCATTGGGTAGTCAGGAAACAAAATCTTCTGAGCAATCATAGTATCATGAATGTTGTGGACCTTGATTCCGAAGCGAGAGAGAAGAACAGTGGAGTCGAACGCTAGGTTCTGACCACGCTTTTTGATCTCAGAATCTTCAAGGATTAAGGCAATAGCCTTCCATATTGCAGCTTCCTGCTCAATTGTGAAGTAGTCTCCCCTTGAGTCGATGAAAGGAATTGACATAGCATTATGAGGAGAGTGAGCGAAGCTGATACAGGAGACCTCGTTGTTGAAGACCTCGATGTCAAAATCTATAACAGCTCCGCTCTTGCCTTTCTCATGGCAGAGGTTGAGAAAGGCTAGTGAGTCATAGTAAGAAGGACCTATAGTTATGTTACGTCCTTCTGGACGAATCTCAGGAAAGGCTGCTTCTTTCATTGCCTTAATCAAATCAAAGATTATCAGACGCTTATTCAAGTAAACATTCTTTGGAGGAATGACAGTAGCAGGATGAATAATAGGGACTACTTTCTTTCCTGGAATAAGAGTAGACTCAAGGACTGATCCTCGCCAGCTTGTAATTCCCATTCTACTTGTAAGAACATAAAGAGCTACATTGCCAATGGCTATTATTACATTAGCAGAGCAATCAAGTAATTCATCCTTAAGTATTTGAACATACTCTCTGCCCTCATCAGAAAGACTCACACTTCCTCGACCAAACTTGATGTATTGATCAAGAGGAAGGTCTAAGTCCTTAACCACGTTCGTGATGTAGCATTCGAACCTGGAGATCTTAGCCACGGTGAGACAGGAAGTAAGTTCTCTACCTGCAGGCCCAGTGAAAGGCTTACGAGTGTAGATTTCTGATCTTCCAGGCTGTTCACCTACCAAAGCAATTGAGCAATTTTTTCTGTCTCCCTCAGGAGGAACAGCGGTTGCCTTCTTCATATTACTTCTTCTTTCTTGTTAAAAGTTTTGTAAGTCCTTACAATCAAATGGGAGTACTTTAATATGTAAGGACTAAGATCATCGTAGTAATCCAACGAGGTACAAACCACTGTGTCGATGTTAGCATTAATTAGAACAGCGAGACAGTTCTTACAAGGAATACCACAGGTTAAGTACATAAAAGCTCCCGAAGTTTCTATCCCAAGCATAGCCGCATGAGCAATGCAATTTACTTCTGCATGAGTAGCTGGGCATAAGTGAAGACCTTGACCAGAAGAATAACCTAAAAGAAGTCTAGGACATACTGGGAAGACTTCGTTTGGTTTGGGAAGAGACTCGCTAGATAAAATGAACTCAGCACAAAGCAAGTCGTCAAAGTTATGTCTCTTGTCACAGTGAGGAATTCCTCTTGGAGGTCCATTGTAGCCAGTTGCTATTACTACCTTGTTTTTTACAAGAACCGCTCCTATTTGACGAGAAAGACATTTGGAGTTCGAAGCTACAACATGGGCTAAGTCATAAAAGTATTTATCCCAAGACATCACATAACTCCTTCCCAAGGCAATCCTGCTAAGCCACAATAACCTCTTCGAGGATTATAATGAGTTATAATCCACTTATTTTCTGAGCTTAGTTTGTATTTGGGTTGTCCATCTTCTCCATCGAACCAACGCCATTTCATACATCTTTCTCCGACACAATAGAAGTCTCGGAAATCTGCTCCTTGAGCACAGTATTTGTTTCTAGCCTCTTTATCTGAAACTAACATCACATAACTCCTTTCTCCTTGAGCATTCCCTGGAGCAGCCATAAGTAGTTAATGGCATCATAGATCTTAGACTCCCAGTCCTTTTTAAGAACTACTTTTCCCATAGCATCATTGTCAATGAAGTCGTTAATGGCTACTAGATGCTTAGCAAGCATTCCATAAAGAGCTTGCTCAGGAGTACTGCTAAGCAATCCAGCTGCGGACCTGAAGTTAGAAAATCTATCATCTTCAAAGGAATAATCCTTTCCTTTGCTGTTCAGGATCTTTCTGCATTTAGTAATGCTTTCATCTACTGTTATCATAAATTCTTGATCTGTCATTTTAGTTCCTCCCTTACTTGTTGAGTTTTTGGTTTGTTAGTAATATTAAAATGTTTACCTTCTCGATAATCTCATTGATCTTCTCAATCTTTGCGTCATAGAATATATCTATATCACTCATTGGCATATATTCTATTTCATTAAGTCCTTCATGCTGCAAAGGCATTATTAGCCTCCTCTCATCTCTTCCAACATAATCCTTGATACATAACCTTCCTTGTACTCAGAAGAAAGATCATAGCCAATCGGAAACATTTTCTTATTGTAAGCAGCAACAAGAGTGTTTCCACTTCCTGCGAAAGGAACAAGAACTCTTGAGCCTTCCCAGGCAAACACGTTAAGAAGTTCTTCTATCAACTCAACTGGACGCTCAGTAGGATGAATCTTTTGAGCAGGAAAAACAGGAGGAAAGTTAAACACGTTCGATCTTCCACGTTTATCCAAGTTGATCTTTGCATCACCTTTCTTTGCATAAAAGAACATTTCATAACTACTTGCAAGATAAATATCTGGATGCTTAGTTTGTCCAGAAGGCTTAGTCCAGATTCCACAGAGCCTACGAGTTTGAAAGCCTGCTTCTTTAATCATGTGATACATAGGATCAAACCACGGCTCAGGACCGAACCAGACTATTATCCAAGAGTTATCACTCATTACTCGATAGCATTCCCTCAACACGTTCTGCATGAACTCGAGGTACTGACTACTTGCGACCTCATTATAAGAATCGCCATAGATAATTGAGTAGTTATCTTTGGCTTTCTGTTGAGGCAGGTCAATAGCATAAGGTGGGTCGAGCTCTACCAACTCAATGCTTTTGTTAGGAACCTTTGTAATCTTGTCGAAGAAATCTCCTACAATATAAGCCTCAGTTTTCTTCTTTGCTGTCTTACTTAAGAGCTTAGTTGCTTTGTCGGATAGCTCCTTGCGAACAATTCTTTCCTCAAGTTTGTTAAGCATCTTTACAGCATCACTCTTATTCTTGCACTTATCCCAATGAAGATCAGGAAATCCCTCGACAGCATCTGCTAGCTTAATGTCCATGCTTACAGTTTTGTGATCTCGACCAATAAGATCTGCTGTGTCTCTCATGCTCCAACCAGAAGCATCGGGAGATGTGGAGACCTTAGCTCCGTGAATTGCAAGCTGGAGCCTGTGAATCTCACGTTTGAGATTGCAATCTTCAATAAAGTCTAAATCCTTACGCTGAATGTTTTCCTCAAGCTCAATAGAACGCATATCAAGATCACTAAGAGCTTTGGTATAAATTCTTACAGGAATTTCTTCTATTTCTGCAAGTCTTGCTGCATCAAATCTCCTCCCTCCTGCAAGCAAGATGTAAGGTTTCTCTGGATCATTCTGCTTTGCAACTGCTAAAGGTTGAATAATTCCATACTTTTTCATAGACTTAATAAGTCCTTCTAAGTCTCCATAGTCCCTTCTGAATCTACTTTTGCACAAAATATCATTCGCAGATACAATCTTTACTAACATATTAACTCCTCTCAAGCATTTTTATTAAGTCTTCTCTCTCAGTTGAAGATAGTTTGGAAACCAAACTGTCCATACTGACTTTCGAAGCCTTTTTCACCTTATTCTTTTTCTCGACAGGAGTTCTTCTGTACTTGCGGATGCTTCTTATTCGTTCAAAGAGAACATCATCTAACATTTCGGAGACAGAAGTAGCTAAGTTATTAATCGTTGCCATTTATAGCCTCTTTTACGTGTGGTAAGTTTTGGACTCTCAACTTGCGTGCGAGAATAGCTGCAATCACAATCTCTCCATGAGTTTCGAGAATCTCTATCACGTCCTCAATTATTACGTTGAAGAGTTCCCGTTTTACTCCCCAAGGAACAAGACGATACAGCTTTGCGGCCTGCTCTTCTGTTATTTCTATTGATAATCTTGGTCGATACTTCTCTGTCATGACTTGCTCCTTTAAATAATTTTAGGAGATTTTAGATTCATTAACACCAATCTTTCTTTTGTTCCATGCTTGATTTTTGCTGTTCTTAGACTTAGCACAGGAGCAATCACGACCTGTTTATCAGCCAGTCTTTTTTGCATAACTATATCAGCATCGTCTGGAAGATTCTTAATATATTCTTTAAGCTCTTTTATTAGCATAACTCACTCCTTTGGGGAATTAATCCCCATAGATTATAATCTCCCTTTTTAAATAATTATTTCTCTCTGCTCGTTAATAAGTTCCCACTTTTTCATAGCCATAAAGTAATGCATATCGTTATAAGGATTAACGCGTCCATCACAAACAGCAGCACAATTCGCAGCGTTCATCGCAAGACATTCACAATGACATGCCAAGGCACGACTATGAATCCTTAGAGCTTCTTCATGAGACTCTAATATTCTTAAACTATTAGTATCAAAACAAATCTCCATTTGACTCTCCTAAGGGGAGGGCACAAGCAAAGGTACTACCTGTACCCTCACCAATTTAAATCACTTTGCTTTCACAAAGCGCTTGACGTAATTCTGCTCGCCATACTCTACATCTTCTTTCATGCCGAGAACTGCCCAGGCCGTATTGCCAAAGAAGTTGTCAAGACTTCCTCGCTCATTATCAGGAATTCCAAAGGCTTTCTTGAATTCCAAGACTGCCCATTTAGCAGCATTGCGTTCCTTCTCTGACATATCAGAGCGCTCATGACCATAGAACTTCGTGAAATCTTTTGCTGCGGGTACAGAAGGAATATCAAAACGAGGCATGGAATAACTATTCCCGTTCTTGTCAACTCCTTCCCTTACATCAATCAAACGAATTTCATACTCTTCGTCCCCAGGAACCGCACGCGGCTCGACTGCATCACTTGTGTCTATTTCCAAAAAACTCATACTTTTTTTCCTCCTACAATTTAGTTTATTAAAGTAAAATTACTCCTTAGCCTCTTCTAATTTTTCTTAACCTCCTTTCTTATTTAAATAATGAGGGTTTATCCTCAGTTGATCTTCCTGCCTTCTTGAGAATGTTCTTCATATCCATAGTTTCATACATCTCAAGCTGACCTCGATTCGCAAGGCGAGACTTTGCCTGATAAAGACCTGTTTTTTGGGTCAACAGTTGATACTCAACTCCTTTGCTTGTCTCCTTGGTCAAGGCTACATAAACTTCATCAAACATCAGAGGAACACGTCGCTTAAGCTTCCCTGTGATCATTAAGGAAACAAACAACCTGCCTGTTGCCTCGTCTTTCTCCGTATCATCGTGACCAATTAGAATTACGTCACAAGGTAATGAGATCATAGCACGAACAGTATTTTCAATGATAGCCATTTGAGGAAGCCAATCGTTCTGAAAGGGATGTCCTCCTGTTCGTCCTGCTTTCCTCATTACATCATAAATGATAGTTTGTGCCCACGTAGTAGCAGAGTCAATAGCATAAGTTCCTAAGATGTCGAAATAACCTAATTTCTTTCTGTGATGAAAGTTTTTATCCCACTCTTGGATAGCCCAGGGCTTCTCAGGATCCTCGCCTTCATAGGTTGAGTCAATTATAATGTTTCCTTTAGCCATCTCATCTGGATATCTTACACCATTGAGAATAGCCTCACCCTGAAGTACTTTTGTTCCACCAGGATCGAACGAATCTACATGGAGAGGAAGACGACAAGTTCGCAAGAGCGAAGTCTTGCCAGAGCCCGTACCTCCGTAGATGAGAGCATTGAAACTCTGTGATCGAGGATCATCAGCATAAAGAGTTCGCAGCCTCTCCATTTCCATTTTTATTTCTAGATTCTTGCTTTCCTCAGGCATTTTCTTCTCCTTTCATTTTCCCTAGAACCATCTCATTACGGACTGGTCTATATTTCATTGGATCCCAGAACTCGATCTTAAGTCCCATAGGAACTTCGTCACAACTTCTTAAAGGATTAGGCCACGCTGTGCAAAAGTCATGATAAGGACAGCCAAACCACTTACTACAGTTCTGTGTGTTCATAGGGAAAGCCATCATAACTTCGTCAGATTCCTTACATTCCTTCAAGAGTTCAAAGTTCCACTGAATCTGGTCAAGCCAAAATAGGGTATTCCACATCCAGACTTGCATTGCACTTTTGGTCTTAGAAATAGGAATACGTTCGAAAGAAAACTTAGTCTTAAGAAATCCCGAGCCATTGATTCTTACTCCATAGACTTCCTCAGCTGGATAGAGACAATAAAGCACGTGAGTGTAAGTTCCGACCTGAGTGCTTAAAGGCCACTGTTGCATCCAGGACCTGCTAATAGTAGCTCCAGTTGTCTTGTGCTCCAAAGAGAAGTAACCGAAAGCACCTATGCCCTTGCAAATAGCATCCTGACGAAAGTGGAGCTTGCGATCCTCAGTTAGAGGAACAGTTCCTGCTATCTCAGTGTAGAGAACTTCAAATTCTGAGAAGTCACTCTTATACTTCAGAACGTATTCAACTAAGGCTTCAAGTACTCTCGCAGGAGTCTTAGCACCAAAGAGTTCATCTGTCTCCTTAGGGAAATCCTTTCTGTAGGTTCTGAGAAAGGCTTCGTAAGCTCCTAAAACACTCGAATCACCATAGCCATTTAAAAGTAAGTATTCCATAGCATCGTGCCACGCTGAGCCAAAAGACAGATGGTTGTTAGGGGCATCTGTATCCCATCCTAGGATGTAGCGATAGAAATACTTTCTTGGACAGTCCATAAATGCTTGGACTTTGGAAGAGTCTTGAATTTCCCAAGTGTAATGTTCAGGTACTAAAAAATCACTCATTTTATTCTCCTTTTAAATAAGGGATTGTTTGACTATTTTTATCCCAGTTGTTTGTTCTATGTAGATATTAGCTAATTCCATATTTGGGACATAAGAGAAGTTAACCGAGTTGATAAATAGCTCTTTGGGATTTCCTACAAGTGGCAAGATTAACAAGAGTGTTTTATCTCCTTGCTGAACAGTCTGAAGGATTCTAGGATTCTTTAGAATCGACCTGTCCTCAAGATTCAACTCTCCAATTACAGTAACTCCTGCCATTCCTAAAATCACTAGTTTTGTTTCATTTGAGTTGTTCTTTTTCATTTCCTTCTCCTTCCTTTTTAATCAACTCATCTACTATCACAGTCCTCTCAATATAATAGCCTTCTTTTTCTCCCCTCGTGGTTTTGTAGAGAAGAAGATTTAGTCTTCCATGAAGACGAGAGAAAATGGCACAGGCAACAGAGCTCATAACAGAAAGGCCTGTGATTAGAATGTAATCCTCAGGAGAAGAATCCTTTAATATGGTAGCAAATCTACGATAAATACTATTTACAGCATAGCGATTAATGTTTCCTTCAGAGAGAAAAACTAGATCGCCAAATCTTTCTGCATCCACGTGGTTATGACCTCCCTTGTTGACAATAAATACTTTCATTTGATTTCCTTTAAGAGCAGTATATTTCTGGTTCTGGGATATGTTCTAAGCCAAATCTATTAACGCCAGCAGCTTCAGCAGAATCATAAGTCCCACACCACTTTCCATTAAATCGTTCTTTCATTTTCCTTCTTGCTTGATTCTCAGATTTGGCATGGACCTTTACATAGTAACCAATATCATAAGGCTTTTGATCTATTCCAAAAGTACAATAAAAAGTCTTATCCATAACTAATCCTCCTTATAAAAGTTGACTAATTGAACATAACCATAAAGTTAAAACTAACAACACAACTAAGTTCCAAAAGAGCTTGTTCATTCTATTCCTCCACACTAAGAAAAACTGGAAACCTTGGCACACCTTTTCCAGGAGTTATGTTTTGGTAGGCTACATGGCAAATCTTGCCAACAAGTTGTTCCTTCTTATCCCAATAAGTTTCACGCTGTTCTTGAGTAAGTCCAGATCCCACACTGAAAATAGTTCCTTCATCACTTGTGCAAACAAGCGAACCGAGACTTCCTTTAGAAACTCCGTTTTTATCAACCTCTTCCTTATAGCCTAAGATTGGGTAGTAGTCATCCTTTTTAGGTTTAAATTTCATGATGTAAGGACTTCTACTTCGACGATAGGAAGCACCTGAATGACGAACTATCATTCCTTCATAGCCGTCCTTCAGAAAGCCATTATAAGCATCTATTACTTCATTAAAGGTGTTTGTTAAGACTTGTGGCACGATTTTTAAAGGGTCTAAAGCAGCTACAGTTCTTAGAAGTTTCTCAAGTCTTACTGCTTGCGGATCATCGTTGACTATATCAAAGATGTGGAATTCTATCTCCTCAAAATTAGGATGAAGATTAGTAGTTCTTCCCACTCGAGAATGGATCTCACTAAACGAAAGTCCGTGGGTGTAAAGTTCGCCATCAAGCTCTTCGACTGAATAGCATTGATTGAGAGCCTTGTTGATGTGAGGAACTGAGACAATAGTGTTGAACTCACTACTCACAAGAACATAACCATGAGCCTCGCTCCAGATAGCTCTGCAACGCTCACCGTCAAGTTTAGGTTGGACAATATAGGGAGGGTTCCACTTATCAAGACGTTTTTCTTCAAAAGGATAACATAACATTATTCCTTCACGTTTACTCATTCCTTATTACCTTCTTTCTTCTTATCAAATTTCTTCTATATTGTAAGAACCTTTATCTGCCAACATATAGGCATAATCATTTGCCCACTTTCTTGCACTTATTGATGTAGTATAATCTATTCCTAATGTTTCATTCAATACTCGAGCCGATGGAGTATCTTCAAATGTTTTTATTACTACCTTTGTTTCCTCCGTTTCTGGATCTACATATTCTATTTTAAATTTAGGCATTTCTAACCTCTTTCTTATGTTGAGGAAGACAGGATTCGAACCTGCACCTTGGTGCATCAAGGGGAACATTATTAAGATTCAGTTGCACACCTATCTTCAGTTAATTAACTTGAGGTTCAAGTTCAAGATTAACTAATGTTGCGTCTACCAATGGCAAACAGAAACTTGCCAATTCCGCCACTTCCTCATAAGCCTTAAAATTGTGGTTTTAATTAGATAAAAAAGATGAGGGGAGCGGCATAACTCCCCTCACCAAACGAAGGAGGGATACTTCGAGAAAGACTACTTCGCTTTAAGTTTCTTCAGGACGTCAGCTTTCTCTTCATCGGTCATAGTTCCCCATTTGCCAAGAAGCATAGCAACAGGATCAACAGTTCTCTCAAGGGCAACACCGGGAACCCAGTTAGCCATTAAGGAAGTGATTTCCTCAGGACTTTTGCCAGTAGTAATATAGCGTCTCATAGCTCCCTGAGCAGTGATTTTGAAGTTTGCTCTTGCGTTGGTGAAAACTACGTCAGCCCCAAACTTCTTTGCCATATCATCGAGGTTTTCTCCAAATTCATACAGTATTGTTGCAACCTTCGCAACACCTTCTACTTCTTTTTTTGCAGTGATTTCAATACTAGCCATTCTTTTACTCCTTTAAGTTTATTTTTTATTAGTGGTTAAAACTCGTTAGTTGTTCTACCTCCTTTCGTCAAGATTAGTTAATTCATCATTCACTAAACATAATACATGGTATCATACAAAATGATAGAAGTCAAGGATTTATTTTGTGGTTTTTATGCTCCTTTCACTTCTATGGTGTAAGTGCCGTGATTAATCTTTCTTTATCAAATGAAGAAATATTGCCAAGACTCGATAGAATTTCTACTACTGTAGGATTCTTCTTCATTTTTGTTGTTTTCTTAGTTGGAACAGTGTAAGCAGGAATCTTCTGAACTTTTACAAGCTTTTTCTCTGCCTCATACTTCATGCTTACCCAATAGTCGATTTGCTTGGAGACTTTATGAAGTTCTTCCTCAGCCTCTTTACGAAGTGGACTAAGTCTCACAAGTTCCTTTCGTGCCTCTACGATCTTTTTCTCAAGAGTTTCTCTTTCCACAGTAATTTCCCTCCCTCTTTGGGGGATAAATCCCCATAGGTTAATTAATGAAAGTAACATCTACTTCTACCTCCGTTGAGTTCTTTGCAATTTCCTTCACGATATAAAGTGCCCCAATAATAGGGGACCTATTGCCTTCGTCAAGGATCTCATTGAACCTGATTTTGTTCTTAGTTTCTCTTTCTTTCTTGAACTTAATTCTCATTTCTTTACCTCCTCTATTTTATAGTTATCTTTTTGAGGATCGAGAAAGTAATTACTCACTGCAACCCTCGAAAAACCTAGTTTGTTGCTAAGCCTTATAATCATCAGAGTAAAGGCTTGCTTTTCTGACGAAGCGTGAGAATAAATGATTAGAACTTCGCCGTGCCAATTGAAAGTTCCTTTAAACAGTCTTTTCTTCAATGAGTTCTACCTCACCTTCTTCTTCGTGAGTGTAATAAAAGGACTCTCTCGACCTTTCCTCGTCTATTGACTCAATAAGCAGTTCGAACACTTCTTCAACTGTCTCATCGGGAGGAACCTTGATGATTGTTGTGAAGTACTTAAAAGTCGGTCTTTTCCAACTAATTTTTACTGACTTCATTTACTCCTCCTTCTTAAAAGTTTTAATTGCAGCTTTTATTGCTAGAACTAAAATTGCTATTGACGTGCCTGCTATAAATATCAAGTAGCATCCAACAAGAAATTGATATCCTCCTTCAGTCATCATTTCTTCCTCCTTCATCCTTCAATAATTTTTCTACCAGGCATATGAGTCCATGTATTGTACTCCTGTTGTAGTCGTTTCATTCTTTTAACAAACTTAGGAGTATGAACTAAGCCTCGCACAACTTCTGCATTGTATGTAGCGAGTATGCCAAACTTAGCTTCCCATTCTTTTGATGTTAAAGCCTTCTTTTCTTCCTTCTTTATGTAGTTTTCAATTGCTTGGTGAATAATTGTGCCTGTTTGAAGATTAGTAGTCATCTTTTTCTTCTTTCTACCAAAATTTACACTCTATTCCATCTCTCATGAAATAAGTCTTACCATCCTTCTTCTCATAACTAACAGTATCCCACCCATGTCTTCGTTGCTTAGTCCAGAACTCAACATAAGCAGGACTTTCAACTATCTCGTCCATTGTGTAGGGTGGACAAGTGGGAGTTTGCCACCCTACACTTGCAGGACTTAGGAGGATCATGAGAAACGAAATGGAGCATAAAGTTCTTTTCATTCTAATTGCTTAGTCTTCTCACAGTGCAGATGAGTTTTTCTAAACTTATTAATCTCCCTATAAGCAAACTTAGGAGAATCAACTTCCACGCATTTAACCTCTCCACACTTAGTGCAATGAAGAATTACTACTTCTTCTGTCTCAGTTATTTTAATCATCTTTTTCTCTCCTTCTTTATTAGAACTCTTTAGGCACAGTAATGTTAATAAAGCGATCAGCAGCAAAGTCTATCTCAATAAGTGACGGTGCTTCTTCAGGACGAAGTTCATGAATAATTGAGACAAAGATTTCTGTCTTATCGTCAATATCATCTAATCCCTTTATTAATTCTTCTTTAGTCATAAGATGTTCCTTTCTCTATGGTGATTTATTCCCCAAAGGGAATTTCCTCATTAACTATCCTTGTCATCCTTCTGTGACTTACTGAGCCTGCCACACAAAGGAACATATCCTCTCCATTGACGTTAGTTAGCAAGTAACGTTGACCACGTCCCACGCCAAGGCCTACTCCTGCAGCCTCATGACATCTTGGACAAAGTATGCCCCAAGGACCTCTAAAAGTCTTGCCATCAAAAAACTCATTCTCAATCTTCCTTCCACAAAGATCACAACTTGTAGGGATTGAGCCGTGCCATTTATCTAAGTCCATTACTTTCTCCTTCCTGGAATCTTCCTCTTGGCTATCTTGCAAAAGGATAGAACCAAAATAACTACTGCTAAAATAAGTATTGCTATAAGTGCTTTCATTATTCCTCCCTTCGTTTATTTAGAACCAATCAAAAGTCATGATTGCCAAAGAACTATCTTTATCCTCAGGATTCCATAAGTTAATATCATCTGTAGTAGGATGAAAAGTGTTACCATTCACATCTACAATCAAGATCTTGTCCTTATCAAATGATTGTAGATGTTTTATTAACTCGTCAACTGTTGTTAGTTCCATTATTTCTCCTTCGTTTTATTTTAGTATATCATAAATGAAGCAAGATGTCAAGCAGCCTGTTCATTTATTTCAACTATGCAACCACGTTATTAGGAACAACTCCCAGTGCGTTCTTGATCTTTTTTAGTTCTTCCTTCTCCTTCTCCTCATATTCATGGAGATTGATTTCTCCTGAAGCATCAGAGATTCTTTCCTTCTGTTCTTTTTCCTTTTTGTCCCAGTTCTCAACCTGCTGTTTAACTACTGCATATAAGTTGTCATCTTGCTCTCGCTTTATAGAAGTTGTTATCTCACTCATTCTTGCAGACCTATGAGCTAATGAAGTTGAGTCAATTCCGGCGAGATTACAATAGAGATTTCGCCTGCCTCGACCTGAAGGATTCAAACTCCCTTCCAAGCCAAACTCTTGAAGAATTCTTTGAGCATCTTCTACATCCTCAACTATTGTCGCCGAGCCATTGTTCTTGAGAACTTCTACCATTCCTTCTAACGTTAGTCTAGTCAACTCACTTATCGACCTCACTCTTTCTCCTTGATCATAGTACCAAAGCACTAATGATGCAAGAGTAGTTCTTTTACATCTCGTTTGCACCACGCTATCATTCTTCATCATTTCCTTCTCCTTTCATTGTCATAAGCATATCATATTCCATGGTAGTTGTCAATGTATTATTTGGTGGTATTGTATGTTGTTTATGTCTTAAGTGTTTGTTTGCTTTGTATGTCAAATATGCCTCGTATGTCACCCCGTCTCCCTTTCCTCAAATTCATTCCCCATAGCTGAGCTCTTCTCTTCTATGATGATAAATTCTTCATAGAGATTCCTTCTACTACTTTCCTTCTTCTACTTATTCTTCTTCCTTCTTCCTTATTTTATTCTTATCTCTTTTTTTTTTTTTCTATATATATATATAAGAGAGAGAGAGAGAAGAGAAACTAAGGCTTCTTCCTCTTTGGGGAATGGTTTTTAAGAGGAAGGGTGGGGGTAGCATACAAGACATATTTGACACTTAAGACATAAAGACATAAAAGACACTGATTGTGGCATTAATCCAAGGATGGAGTTCCCTATGGGGAATTAATCCCCAAAGGAGAGTGAGTAAAAGAAGAGGGACACACTTGTGGTCGTGTCCCTCTCGAAGGTTATTATATGTCTTTATCCCAGTTACTCATCTTATCAAGTTGTCCTTCCATTTGGAAATCATCTAATATACCTTTATCACCCTGAATAAAGGATATACCTAAAATAGTATGAGTGTCTTTAGGATCTCCTGAGCCTTCATAGAATATATGAAGACTTTTCACGTTTCCTATCTTACGTCTTAGTATCATTTAATTTCTCCCTTCGTTTAGTTAAGTTAGTGCTATCAAGATCGTGCCGTAAGCACTAAGCATGATAGTCCAATAAAAGATTCTACAAAAGCTTCTCATTAGATTCTCCCTTTATTTCATAGTCCAAGTAGGTTTGTGTCTTAAGGTAACAACATATTCTTCGCCTTCGTAGATTATACTAAACTCGGCTGTTGTACCCACAGGCTTGACTTCTGGTCTTTTCAGTGTAGTCCAGAGTTGAGCCAGAAACTTTGCTGCTTTAATAGTATCTGCCATTTTCTTGCTCCTTTCATTTTAGTTTTACGAGTCCTTTTCCATAAGTGCCTAGAGGTTAGTTTGTTTAGTCCATTGCTTTAAGTTGTTCAATTGCAGCGAGACGGTCTTCCTTGCTTTTACCCTTGATTGCCTTGATCAATTCATCAGTTGTCAAGACCTTGGCAACCCTCACGCCTTTGGGCATTGCTTTGAACTCGTGCTTCCCGTTCAAATCCTCAAGGGCTTTATTACTCATTGCCCTCATGTTAGCCTGCTCCTTAATCCAAATAGCGTCAAAAGCATAGTCCTCAACTTGCTCCTTGGTCAATCCACTAAGATCGCATTCAACTAACAGCGTGTACTTGTTACCCACTTCATTCGTGACACTTCGTTTCTTTTCCATGATATTCTCCCTTTCATTCCAGGCACTCATGAAAAAAGACTCGTGTTTATTCAGTTGTCAAAGATCAATTAATCATTGTTTTTGATTTCATCCTATCAGGTCATTAACCACTTGTCAAGCATTATTATAATCCCTAATCATTTCAAGCACTTGCCAACCATCACAATTTGAGGGCTATTTCGATGGTTGGGACTCCAGAGGGGGATTAATACGTGCGCGCTATGAGAACTCAAGGTTTTAGATTATGTCCAACTTTTATAATACCACAATATTATGGCATTCGCTGCGCTCATTAGGAAGGGAGTGGGGAAAGCAGTGTGGGGAATTATTCCCCAAAGCCGGGCGATCAACTAACATTCCAGGTCCGCTAGGACCATGCCTGAGGACCATTTCCTTGCTCACGTCTACGTCCACGTCCAGGACCTGGACTACGAATGAAATGAACCTTTGAGTAATACCACCAATTATTAGCTTGACTTCTAAGAATATTAATGTTATTATGGATTAAGAAGATTGGAGAGAAGGATGCTACAAAATGCGTTAGGGATGAAGAAGTACTTTGACGGTGAGCGTGGGGCAGACCTGCGGACGAAGCCTCCTGGAATGAGGAAGACTTTCGAGGTTGGCAAGATGTGGGAGGTTCACCAGGAGATCACGAGGCTTATTTTCCTTGGGATGAAGAACGAGGAGATTGCAGAAAGGCTTAGTGTGAGTCCTGCTATGGTTTCTTACACTCGCAATTCCCAAGTAATTCAAGATAAGCTCGAGTTGATGAAAGGTGCGAGGGATGCTGAGATTATTGATCTGGGAAAGGAAATTCGTGCGAAGGCTCCTAAGGCTCTCAAGCTTCTTGAGGAAATAGTTGATGGCAAAGAAGTTAATGGTCAACTTCCTGGCATTAATCTTCGTGCCAAGACTGCTGAGAACTGGATGGATCGTGCCGGGTATCCTGCACAGAAAACAGGTGGAGGAGTTCACTTTCATGCTCACTTCACGGCTGACGAGCTTGATGATATTAAGAAGCGTGCCAAGGAGAGTGGCATAGTAATAGACGTGGGAGAAAATAATGAAGAAAATATGGGACTATCTGAACCACTTCAGTCCGCGGGAGAATTGGGGAGACTCTAATGAAGTAAGTGGGTTAATTCTTCTTCCTGTAAATGCAATAAGAGATTATTGCGGCTGGGGATTCTTTGTTCATTGTGCTTATGATCTAAACGGACACTCAATCGATTCCTACCATCACAAGGGTCTTGCCATAGATGGTCACTTCGACCCTTTAATTCCTTTCGACATTCAAATAGTTAAAGTTGAAGAAGCTCTTCATGATCTTCAGCTTGAAGAGTTTATGGGAGTAGGACTTTATCCTACATGGAAGAACCTTCGCACACATGAACAGCTTCCTGGATTTCACTTCGACGCCAGAGGTTGGCGAGCTAGGTGGGGATGGATAGGTCAATTGAAACCTGGTGGGAGTAAGGAGTATTGCTCCTATGAGAAAGCAAAGTATTTTGCAGAAAGTTTGTAAGGTGAGAAGATGAGTTTTGATCCTATAACAGCAGGACTTAATGTGGCGGGAAAGGTAATTGACAAGATCTTTCCTGATCCTGAACAAAGAGATAAGGCCAAGTTGGAAATGGCTAAACTTCAGCAAGAGGGCGGGTTTAAGGAAGTCGAGATCCAAATGAGTGCTATTATTGCCGAGGCTAAGTCTAGTGATCCTTGGACCTCACGAGCAAGGCCATCATTTCTTTACGTGATGTATTTAATGATTCTTGCCGCAATTCCTATGGGCATTCTTAGTGCTTTTAATCCTGAAATGGCTGTTCAAATCGCTAATGGAATGAAGGCGTGGCTAAGTAGTATTCCCGATGGATTGTGGGCAACTTTTGGAATTGGTTATTCTGGCTACACGATTGCACGAAGTGCATGGGATAAAAGTAGAAAATGAAGGAGGATGAGATGGAAGTAGTTAAGGAACTAGGTCATATTGCAGGTGGTTATGAGACGATTACTGTAGACAATACTGCAGGAGGTGTTGGCTTTACGGCCGGGAAGATTAGGCCCACGTCTGGAGACTTCAAAGGAAAGGCTTGTCAAAAGGCTGTGATTACGGTTGAAAATGAGAGTATTCGTTACACTCTTGATGGAACAGCGCCTGTATCAGGTGTTGCAGCAGCTGCAAAGCACGGTCACTTAGTTGCAGCAGGTGGATCGATTACTATCAATCATCCAAAAAGCATAAGTAATTTTCTAGTCATTTCTATTGGTGCCACGGATGCTTGGCTGAGAGTTACTTATGAGTTCTAAGGAGGTTGAATCTATGGGGAATTTATCCCCAAAGCGAATGGGAGCAAAGCTCTCTTGAAGGAGGTTATAGTGGCTGGAACTAAGAGAGGTGCAGGAAAAGGAGAAGGACAAACTGGTGGAGGAAGAAGGAATAAAAACGATGCTCCTTGTCCTGCTGGAGGTCCTGGAAAAGGAAAAGGTGGTGGACGAGGTAAAGGGACTAATAGAAAATGAAGGAAGATCCGTTTATCAAAGCTATGATGGAGCAAGCTTTTCTCAGCACTCGTGCTTTGTGCAAGCTTTTTCTAAGTGATATTTTTAGTGCTCCGTTCTCAACTTTGCATGATCAGATCTTCGAGTTGATTGATTCTGGACACAACAAAATAGCTATCGCTGCTCCTCGTGGAATTGGCAAAACTTCTATTGCACGAGCAGTTGCAACGAAGGCTATTCTTTATCGTTTGAAGAAGTTCATTGTCTACGTTTCGAATAGTGCCACGATGGCTGAGATGCAGACTGAGAACATCAAACGCGATTTGATGACTAACACAACAATCAAGAAGCTCTTTGGAAATATTAAGATGAGTGATGTAGAAGGTGCTGATGATACTTTCTCTAAGCTTGCGTGGGTAGCATTTGGAAACACTTTCGTTCTTCCTCGTGGAAGTGGTCAGCAGGTTCGTGGTCTTAACTGGGCAAATGTCAGACCTGAGCTTATTATTATTGATGATCTTGAGGATAAGGAAGAGGTCAAGAACGAGGAAATAAGGAAGAAACAAAGAGAGTGGTTCTTTAGTGATCTTCTTAAAACGGAAGATAAGTATGGTAATCCTACTGTGTTCATCTACATCGACACGATCAAGCACGAAGATTCTCTTCTCGAACTGTTGATGGAATCTCCTGAGTGGGCAAGTATTCGTTTAAGTA